ATGAAAAAGATTTTTTTGCCGCTTCTGTTGCTCGTCAGCTCTGTGGCAACTGCGGCAGATTGCGTCAAGGTTCGTGATGAATGCTTGGCATTTACCGAAACTCAACATCAAGCTGCTAGGCAGCGTGGGCTTGCAATGGGGATGCGATACGTTGAAGTTCGAGAGCGCATAGTCGCACAGAGGTGGGCAGAAAAAGGTGACAAAGGGAAGATGACATGCGGCGGCGGAGTGGATGCCACATGTTCGCAAACCTACCTTCGCGATCATCATTCGCTATCGCTGATATTCAGCGCCGTGAATAATGGTCTGCCGTTGGTAGCAGTTGCGCTGGACGACGACTGAGTCACATAAGTCCGAAATCGGCCAGAAGCCGACATTCTCTCTGGATCAAGTACCACCTGTGGCTTCAGCAGTTGAACAAAACAGTCCAGTTGCCCACAGCCATTTTCGTCAAAATGGGCAAAAAATCCCCCAGCAAATGAAAAAGCGGCTTAGGACAATAAGTCTCTAAGCCGCTCTGGTACTGGTGGCCCCCCCGTGAGTCGAACACGGCACCAACGGATTATGAGTCCCTCGCAATGACATCCAATAGAAAACTATGCCTCACATTGAGCGGGAGAGCATGCATCAAAGCACAATGTATCCTCGGAATCTACCATTGACGTTGACCCTTCGTTGTACCTGAAAACGTCAAATGTCTGCCAGGGCCTCGCCCTCTCTGCCTCGCAAGTAGTCAAGAAGACCGCTACGCTGAAACTCCGCAAGACGCTCAACGCGAGTTATGACTGCGAGAAGCACTTTACTAGATACGACAACGTTCGGAGAATGCGACGCAATATCAGACCACTCATTCCTCATGCTCAGAGCATCAATAACAGAACCTATTTCTTCATGAAGGAATGCGATTTCCTCTTTGGGCAACATGAGTTGGTCATCGCGTACAGAAGATAAATCAACCTTCCTCAACTTAGAGGAACTCAGGAACGCATTTATTCGTTTTATTGAGCTCTTTATCTCATTTTGGTTTTTGATGAACTCCAAAACGGTCTCTCTAATCCGATCTCCCACAGAACTCAAAGCCTCAATGTTTACGCCGCCCGGAGAAGCGTAGTAGATCTTCTTGATTTTGAGATCGTGAATCGACGGAATCATTCTAGCCAATGCATCAAAGAGATGGACGCGGCTAAACCCTCCTTGCCAGGGGGCCGTTAGATACCGTTTTACGCGTGCCCCAATATCAGTGATGAACTGCGGTTTGGTGCAATAGAAGAATGCATAAAGCTGCGAATAAAGATTTGAAAAATTATCCAGATCACTAATAAACCAATCGCCTTTAATCGGCACTTCAAATGTGCCCGGATTTAGCTCCTGAGCCAGCGAGATATTTGGAGCCAACTCTTCATTGAAGTAAGATCGTTCGGTCGGCAAATACTCCTGGATAAATTGCATATCAGCGATACGCACGAGATGTCGATATGTAGCTACCGAATCATCTCTTCCACCACTCTTCTCATCATCAACTTTTTGCTTAAAGTCCAACAAATACCTAGGGACATTCTTTCTCACCAGGTCGAGAAGACGCGTTCGCTTTTCCAGATAGTCGATAAGATCGGTACGAGATACTGGAAAGAGAAGCCACCGCTCCTTCTCCAAGTTGTCAGTATCGCACCATAGATATAACCAGTTCTGCTTATGATCTCTAAATAAAGAAAGAATAGGCCCCTCCAGATATACGAGATCGCACATATAAATGTGCTTATCCAGCAATCCTAGAGTTTCTCTTACGCCTTTCAAGGGCTTCATTGAAGAACTCATAATGGATGAAACTCGGTTACTGAAGCGAGAAGATTGAAGCTGTCCCGCTCAAAAAATTCGAAATGCCCATATACATTCGGCCGCGTATGCTGACCATCCGAATCCTTGAGAGCAACTTTTACATAATGATTACCTAAACGCTTCATAAGTTGCGGAGCGCTATCGCCCGCCATCTCAATTTTTCTTCTAATGTCGCCAAGGGAGACGTACATAGAAAGTGAGAACGCAGCGCAACAATCCACGATCGGCCCGCCATTATGAGGAAGTACCCTAGTCGGACTGATCTTTGCTACTGGCAGAGCATTATTTCGATGATGAAAGTCCGCCATCGCAAAGCGATACGCTTCCACGATACTTGTTTGAAGGTTTTTCGGAGGGCAGTTTTTGATTCTGGCTAACTCTGCAGAATATTTGTGGCGCCATCCCACATTTGACGGATTCAAAGTCATAAGCTGTTATATGCGTCGCTAAGCGTAATCGGTGGACATTTCAGCCGAGCTATTTTTAGATCTCACCTGCCAAAATCTGATGCATTAAAGATAAATGATGGCGGATCTGGCGGCGCTTATTAGACGGCAGATTTGGGAACTTTCCTGTTTTTAAATCAAGTTCGTAAGCCTTCAATGCTTCATTGTTACCAAATTCATTTCGCCGTTTCCGAATTTGAACAACGAGCTTTTCTACAGCCTGAAGATATTTTTTACCAATCGTTCCCACGTCCTTCTCGATATCTGTGGAAACGAAGTGCTCAATCCAAATATCTGAATCCGCCTTACGTTTGTAGGTCAAATGAATTGCAATAGCATGAGGCTGTCCGCCAGTAAGCGATAACGCGGCACCAAGAGCTAAATAGTCGCCGAACCCAATTGAATTTTTGTGGAAGTTCAGGTGCCGATCAGTGAAAAACTCCTGACCTTCGTAATCGGAGTTTCTCTTTAACTTCACAAAGCCATCGGTTATTTCGAAGACCTTCTTGGATGGCAGCGAATTTCTTTGAGCGGCGGACATCTTATCGGGGAAGCAGCCGCAGTAGCGAACACGCTTATTGCTGACGATCTCGCCTAATTCAGCATTAGAGAGTGCTGGACTTGAAAGTATTAAAGCTACGTTCTTATCCGGATAGCGCTGGAGAAAGCTATCCAAATTCTTTTTTGTAGTCGTTTGAGTTACGTTGAATGCCGGACACAAGCTCTCATACTTCTCAAATGCCTCATCTAGTTCCTCTCTCCATTCCTTGGAGACGTCTCGGTCGACTCCTTGGAACTCTCCTTGAGAGGGATTAACGATGATAATCCCATTCATGCCGCCTTTGCCCAAATCACTCATACACCGAATTAAGCCATTTGCTCTTCGTAGAACTGGCTCTATGACCGGCGTGATTGTTTTGATGGGAGAGAGATCGCTATCAATATCTCTCAAAGCCAAAAACTCAGATTGGCGCCCATAGAAATACGGAAAATACATAAGCCCCCCGAAGATGGCCATCCGCATCCCGCCACCAACCAAAGGAATTAAATCGAAACCTTTAACTTTGAAGGCAAAGATAAAGTATCAATTATTTTTGACCTTTGACGCTCTGACAATGGCGTCGAGTACCCCAATACTCGGAGGCTCTGAGGGAGCCGAGACACGAAACTGACCGTTTGAGAATTTGTTGTTCTACTCCGTGCTGCATTGACAAAGATATCATGAGACTCAGAGGGAGTAAATGTAGAAAAAATTTCCTCGCATCGCGCCTCTATCAGACCGCTTGGATAATCGGCGACGCGCTCATTCGTGAACCCCTGAATTGCAGAGACGTATTCTGCTCGGCGGAGACACCTAAATACGCTACTCGGAACAATATTGGCGCGATTGGAGACTGCGTCTCTGATGACACTCAGCTGGCCTTTTTCACTTAAAGTAAGTAGCCCTACAGACGATGCGACAACCTCTTGATAGGCCATTGCCTGCGACGGGTGTGTAACGACAAACACTTTATCGAAAACTTTCAGATAGTCACCGGTTTGGGATAGCAACCGTCTCGGTGAATCAAACTGCGTTTTTATCTCATACGCAGTTGATGTCCCATTAAAAACAGCCGCATCAACAATTGAGCGTCCGACTGGTAACTCAACATGTAATGCCGCAGTAGTCGGTCGATGGCGCCCAAAAACTATCCTATTGGCAATTTCTGTCTTATAGACATATTCAGTTCTGTAAGCACGCCGTAGTGCTTGCCAAGCGTCGTCAAAAAATGTCCACAACGGACGCTCATCCGCAGCGACGACAACTCCATGTCTGCATAATGCTCTGACAGCAGCCGGCAATATTCTGCTATCGACGAGAGATAAAAAAACTGAGCGCGTAAATATGCGTGTCAGCAGTCGCAACGCTTCCACTTCCGCGATTGGCATTGATGTTTCCCCCCTCAATTTTGCCTCTCCCCAACATCCGGGCATCAATTTAGATTTCATATCCAAACAGCAACAATTTCTTTAACCCTTAATTATATTGCAGTCTTGCGACGCGAACTAAAACGCGCTTAAACATGCTTACTTGCCGGCTACGGGGAACGCTCTGCGTTGGTCTACCGACCCGGCCCCTACGGCAAGCATCGGGCGAACTGCCGCCCGACCGCACCATGTTTAAGAAGACCGGAGTCAATGGTTTTCTGAGCGCCTTGTCTTCAGCAGATTCCCGTGGTCCAGCAATCGCCCTTGGCACGCATCAGACGCTTTACAACCACAGTTCTTACACCTGATTTAGCGAAGATAGCTATAGGACTTCCGCGATAAAGATTTGCTCTACGTAAAAGGCGAGGATCAATTTTGATCCATAGCTTTCCGCGACGAATCTCGATTTTTGACTCTGCGATGTATTTGACCTGGCCAGTGTGGCGATCACGAATCTTTTTTATTCGTTTTTTGGAATGAGGCGTCATAACTTATATACGTGTCATCTTCAGAATAAGAAGAATCTCGGTCTTCGTATTACTAGAATTTGTTGATTGGAAAAATTTGGGGAGAAAAGAAATCCCACTGCGTGAATTACTGTTCTTATCCTCCGCAACGCCACCTATCACGACCAATTCCCCATCCTCCAAAGAAAGGGCAGTTTTTATCTCTCGCTTTATCAATGTCGGCGAAGCGTTCACCCCGGTGTTGGTACTGACGAAATTGGAAACCTGCTGTGTAAGGTTAAGATCCACTATTGACTCACGCACTATTGGCTGGAGATCGAATATGACGCCGCTCGATCTGTACTCGACGGATTGCAAAGGTGTATTTCCATTTCCGCCATAGCTAACTTGAGACAACACGGGAACATCCTGGCCAACGACCATATGTCCTGTTTCCCCCGAGGTCACGCGCAAGCTCGGCGTCGAAACCACGTTGAATCGGCTATCAGATGAAAGATTCGACAACACAGCGTTGATACTGAGATTAGCGAACTTGAAAACATTCGCCATGGGATCAATCGCTTGACCAAGCGAACCACTGATTTTTCCTCCTAAAAGATTCAACGCGATATTGAACGCACTTCCGTCGCTATTGGAGGTTTGAACCTCGTACAAAATGGCCTGAACCATGACACTCTTCTTCGGGGTATCCACCTGCGGCATAACTTGCTTCAGCCGTGCAATTTCTTCAGCTGACCCCAGAAATACCAAGGTGTCACTTCTTCGATCAATGATTGCAGCGGCAGAGCCCGCTGGTACCGATTGTTGAGGTGCCATGTTTTCTGGGGCAGTATGAATTGCCTTTTTCGCGGTGAACTGGCCTTTGAATAGTGGAGCCAAGAGATCACTCAAGTACGACCCATCCCTATATCGAGGCCGATAAACATATGCCTCAAGGGGCGGCTCGACCTGCTCATCTTTAATTTTCTTGGCGACATATGCGATTCCGTCGCGATTGGTGATTACCAAGCCGACCGATTCGAGAAAGCCAGATAGGAATCGAGAGAAGTCTCCCATCTGAGCGTCGTATCGAAATGAAACGATACGCTTGTCCGCTAAAACATCCGGGTCAATCACATAAGGCGTGTCTTTTGTTTCGGCATATATCAATTGCACGACCTGTGCAATCTGCACTTCGCGAAACTCCAAATGTGAAGGCACCACGTCCTTCTTTACAGCGAACGATGGCATTGAGAAACATAGAAGAATCACAAGCAAAAAATTTTTCATGGCCGTCAAGGGTGATTAGTTTGCATCTGGCCAAGAGGTGGCAGAGGGGGCTTAACTACGGCATCGGTGCCAATTGGTACGCCTGAAGACCCTGTCCATACCGTCACCAATGATTGATCCACGCTCCCCGTCATTGAATAGCGAGACCCATTGAAGACAGATGGCGACTCAACCCTTAAAACACCACGAGAATCAGCCAGTACAACGAATGACTCGTTGCGCACCATGTAGCTGCCGACGATGCGCCATATTTCACTGCGCTGAAGCGGTGCTACCGGAACGTTTCCTGGCAAACCTTGGGGAGTCGATTTTGCAGCGATACCTGATTGAGCAACAGACTGATCAAGCTTCTCGTCGCTCTGCTTAGGATGAAAGAAGCGCCATATCGCAAATCCGCAGCCCAGAGTGACTATTACGAGGATCCCAAAAGTGATCCAAATCCGCTTCCCGCCAAATTTATTCTGTCGTTGATCTACCGTCTCAGTCTTTCCACTAACTCCGCCTTTAAACGAGCTATAGAGAGGAAAAATTTCTTTTTTATATTTACGTATCCACGTACCGACAAGCGCTGCCTTATTGAGCTTGTACCCCTCCCAGCAGTTGATGCTGTAGGTATTGTTCATGCCCAGAGATACCTTCTTATGTGTCTTAAATGTGAAGGCCACCACGTTCTTTAAGAACCGATTGAGCGTACTAATGTCCTGCACCATCAGCACAAGATCACATGCCACACCGGTCTCCCCATCAGTGAAGTGGCCATGCTCCAGAAAAAATGACTGATGGTTTTTGTGAATCTTTCCAGCGCCCCAGAACCGCCATGCTTCATCGATACAGACAATATCCCCCGGCTGGACGACAGTGTTGACGTGAGCGCTCTTCATGTCATCGAAATAGGGGAAAAAATCTTCCCGGAAGACGTCCTGATTATCGACATGAATTACTTTCCCCAAAGCCGCGAGGGGAATGTTTTGTTTTTCGAAGATATATTGATGAATTTTCGATTCAGAAATGCCGTCGATATTCGTCACCACGCGTCGACCACGCGCGATTGCTGGCAAGATTACTTCCGACACGACCTCATAGCTTTTTCCAGAGCGCATCAGGCCGGTATATGCATTGATGGGCATAAGCTATCCGATGATAGGTAAGCGGCGAATGACAAATCGCGTCACGAATGCAGATAGCAGCGCTGGCATTCCGTAAGAGATATTGAACAGGTCGAGGAAGTACCACACCCCGCTCGGCACTCCCGCCAGTGAATTTGTCAGGCCCGAGGCTGTAGGCAAGAGTGGAGAAAGTATTTGAAGAAACTCAGTGACAACAAAAAATAGGCCGAAGTACAAAACGAACTTCACCATCACTGACCTGAAGGCGAAGCCAAGAAGAACATTGACCGCTGACGCCAAAATTGCAAACATGATTCTCAGGCCCTCAGGACGATGAACATAGCAGCGATGGTCCAAACGAAGGCCATCGTTGCATACAGTGTTGCTCTGATCGATTCGAGAAGATCGCAATGCACGCTCAATACCAGCGATTTACCGAATAAATTCATGGTCGGCTTGGGACAGATTGACTCATGAAAAGGAACCGTAAAATTCTTGAACGTCGGAAAGAGGCTCAGCAGCGGGTCAAGGATCATTTTCGCGGTCGGGGCTGATTCGAGCGCTGGCGTTGGTACCGCCGGGTCAGCTCCGAGATCTACCTGAACCTTGTTGACGACATTCACATTGGGGGTGTTTACCACGTTGACGTTTGTTCCTACGCCCGGATCAGTACTAGGGTTCGTTGAAGGTTGTCCTGGTGTTATAGACGGAGATATCGGTACGGCTTGACCTGCGCCGCTCGACACGGGAGCGATAAGCTCCGAATTACTAGGCCAGGTAGACGGATTAGCAGACTGCACACTAGCCGCGTCGGCAGTTGTAACTGGGTCTGTGGTGGAATATGGAACACCCTGATAGCCAGGTTGAGACGCAGCTCGCTGCCACAACATGTTGGCCAAAGCAGCGATTACTGAGGCGTCGGCGGCCTTATCCAGTTCCGTTTGGGGGACTGCGGCTGCAATATCAGAAATCTTTCCTTTGACTGTAGCCGAATACAAAGGATTATTAACCATACTGAATTGATAGGTGCCAGCCATCCAAGAGGATTGAGGCGTTGTATTTCCGCCAGATCCGATTCTTCTTGCGCCGCACGTAATGACAGAACTCACTTCAGCACTGCATGGCACATCGAACACGGCCCCCGTACCACCGCCTAAATTAATCCACCCCTGGACCGCCAATTGCATACAAATCGTTGGCTCATCGCAATAGACGGTAATCCCGTGAAAATTGAACACGCCATTAGGAATTCGTTGGCGAGTAGAGCCCACTATATGACCGGCACTGTCCACTTTAAGGCCGCTTTGTACATAGGTATTGCTACCGCTTGGGGTGGTAATTGTTCCAGTCGGAGTACCAGCATTGGTGCGCAAGACAAATTTTGCGGCAGAACTATCGTCATCAAAAAAGACTTTGTAAGCCCCATATGCAAGACCGCCGACAATAGCCGCCGCCCCCAATCCGGCAGCCAATGAAAGCCAAACTGGAGCAGTTGCAGCAGTCGCGGCGGTTACGGCAACATCAGCAGCGATACCCGCTGCAACGGAAGCAACTCCCGTATAGGTAACCGCAACCCTCGGGTCGTTGGCTGCAAATCCGCGTCGTATAGCCGTTTTCTCAATAGTCTGAGCGACAGCCTTATTGACCGCGCCGGAGAAATTTGGAAGCGCCCCGGCATCGACCCTCAACACCACCAGCAGCCCCATCAAGAAGCAAAGAATGCGCTTACACATAATCAAAGTAATTCGATGGGAATAGCCAGAACGATTAGCACAACTGCCAGCAAGAGGAAAAGCGCACGCTGATACCCGAATAATTCAAGAGGTCGGTAGAACGCCTGGATAAATGGATCTGACCAATGATCAAAATCGTCATTCAGAAACTGGAAGGCAAGGGAGAGGAAATAGCAAATACCTAGGACTAAAAAGAATATCTTTCCCATAGAATCATCCGTTCTTCAAACCTTCGATTACGGCCCATGCAGACGCTATCCCCCACATGAACATCGCTAGATACCAAAGCTGATTGATCGTCATCAGATACTCCTTACATCAAAAATTGGGGTGCAACTTCGCACCCCAATGACGCCGCCGATTAGCCGCCTTTCAGCATGGCCAGCGCGATCTTTGCCCCTTTCACGGCGATGTACACCACTGCCAACATCCCAGCGATCGACAGAACCGCCGTGGTTACCGTGCCGAAATCCACCGCAGAAGTCAGACCGGTCATATCCGGACCGCCTCCAGCAGCCATTGCAGAACCTGCTACAACAGCGGTGGCAACCGCGGCAACACCCCGCTTTACGAATTTGTTCATAAAACTTCTCCTATAAAAATCCGGATTCCCGTCCGGCCGGTTACTCGCTACCCGCGAATCATGTTCAAGATTGTTCCGGCCGACTTTGAGACCAAAAACAATCCCACTACGAAAGTGAATCCCAACCCCCACAAACTCGCCGCATAGCTATAGTCAAACGGAGCGTTCTGGGCCTCTATGCTCTGAGCCTGCGACGGATCAATTACATAAGCCTGAATGGTGCTTAAAGCTGTCCCTGCTGGACACGGGCTCTGTCCAAACTGAGACGGAACGCAAATCAAGATTGTCTGCACCGCACCCACTTGCATTGCCATTTCTCTTAAGCCTCATAAAACGACTCAACGAAATACCCTTCGCCACAATGAACACCTGCCGTTTCGACGGCGGACTCATAGTCATCAAATCGGCCTGCTGCATTGAACCAGGGGGTATAGCTCACATCACCAAAATGCGGACAAAGGAAAAGCGCGCTCTCTTTGTCCTGAACAACGAAAACGCGCCTCATTTCTATGCTGCCGCTTTCTGCTTGGCGATCTCGATTGGCTTGAGATCAGCAAGCTGCGTTTTTTGCGCCTTGCCGGTCGTCACAATTTCCAATGTGGCCTCAGCAACAAATGGGAAGGGCAAATGCTTGTACTTGTTGTATTCATCGGATGTACCGAATGCATACTCGACCACGGAAAACCCCTTGGCATTTCCTTTCGAATCATCTAATCCAGTTTCGACATATACCTTCGTGCTGTCATAGGCTGTCCCGTTCTCCAACGTACCTTTTGACGCCTTCATGCCAAGAACTTTGATTTGCGAGGTGAACTTCATATAGGGTTCCTTTTAGAATTCATGGCTACAGCAATAGCCGGATTCATCTGCGTAGCCGGTATCAGATGTGGCTGTTTCGTCGTCAAACCGATAGACGTTCTGAGTATTTCGCAAATGGAGAGGAACAAAGATCGATGGCGCGATCTTCGCTAACCGAGGGGGCCATGCATCTTCATCATCGGCCTGCAGCTGCTCAAGCAATTGCTCATCTGAATCAGCCAGGCCTCGCAGTACACGCAGATATTTCCCGAATTGCTGTTTGATGATTTTCTTCGAGGCTTCAACCGTAATTTCCGCTCGCTGCCTTTTAGTCTCAAGCTTCAATGCAGTGCTGTCTCGCAAATTCTGTAACCATGGGTATTGGCAGAAATACGTCTCCGGCCGAAGGAGGACTTCAAGAGGGATGACCGTATCTTTGTTTTTCATCTCTAACTCGACGCGTACCCAAGTAGAATTTGGATCACCCAATTGCCGCCCTTTGTCATAGCGGCGAAGGTAGAAATCAGATGTTCGTGCACCCACCGCATCCGTGATGCCAGCTTGGACGCCACGATTGGTATGCACGCATCCGAATACCTGATAGTTCGGCCATGAGTCTTGCGATTCAATATGCCGCCGTTGGCGAACGAATTCTCCTCGGTGATATGCCGCCTCAAATTCAGCATGACTCGGACCGTCCTGGTAATAATCAGCAGCCAAATCAATGCGGCTGATTCGGACGTCGCCCCCATATTCGTTGAGGCGATTAAGGAAGTTGTAGATTTTTATTGTGGCGTTAGCATCCGCGTTAAGCCATCCATCACCGGAAAGCGAAACGAGAAATCGATTGTTTCTGTGTCCGATGCAGAACACGCCCCAGTTGTCACCGATGACGTAGCTCTCTTTATGAAAATGCATCCCGAAGCCATTCTTCTTGCTGATGCCAAAACCTTCCCCACAAAACTCCTCCATCAATGCTGAAATCGCGCCGGCAATGTCATCATCGGTGAATGCTTTGTAGCCATTCAGCTTAAGAAAGCCATCGACATTGGCGGTGAAGGTCAGCCAGTCGATGAACACGTTACTGTCCGATGAACTTCGTTTAGGTACTTGCTTCACTGCCCCATCAGCGAGGACCAACTGAACGTAGTCATCTGCATGTACCCCTCTATTAGCTCGGAGGGGTTCAGCGCGCTGCGCTGATGATTTTTTCTGTGATGCGCGTTGCTGCTGCTGTCCGTCCTCGCGCCCTGCGCTGCGGGCGGGCAGATCAGCACCGCGAACGACATGGTGAGCGTCAATTGCTCTCTTGATCTTCCCCATTACACGAACTCTCTATCCGCGCATTTCTTTTCCAGTAAAGCCAGATTAATCAGGCTGTACTTGCCAATTGAAAAACACGGTACTAGCCCTTTATTGCACCAACCTACGATCACACCTACTGGCAATCCACACATCTCCGCAAACCTTTCGCGCGTCACCACCGGTGACGGATAAATGGATGGAGCCTTTGTGACAGTCAATGCAGATTCGCTCATAATCACCAGTGTCAATTTTGTTTTCCAAAGATACAAAAACCACATTGCATCAGTGCTGTTTCAGCACTATATTCACTATAACAGTGCTATTTCAGCACTGCAAGAGGATTATTTATGTCTATCAAAAATCGAATGAAACAAGTGATTTCGGCACGGACGAGAGATCGCACGAGATATGTCCAGCTAAAGGAGCTAACTGGAATCAGCGGGGATATTTGGAAGAATTTCTGGTTCGATCGGCGAGAACCAGATGCGGTAATGATCGAGGCTCTTGGAAGAGCGTGGCCCGAATATGCATATTGGCTAGCTACTGGATCAACTGACGCAACCAATGCTCACCAATGTCCAGCTTCAGATTTCTGCTTTGAGACCAACACCGATGCGCTGTTGATGGCTGAGCCTTTTCTAAAGGCGGGTGTAGAACTCGCGGCGCTTTACGACCAAACGATGAGCATGCTTCCGGGGGAAGAAGAGATTGTCGCTGGCATTGTCGCGGACTTCTTAGACGGGAAGGCTGTGCACACCATGCCGAAAAACGGAATCCTTCTTGTAGATCAGCTCTTCAAAAAGATCCGAGCCTTTAAGCAGGCTGAACAAGTCCGCAACAAAGAATGCCAGCTCCGCTACACGAATGACAATCAAACAAGTTAAAACTGGATGGCAGGTAAATATTCAGCCCGGAGGACGGAGTGGAAAGCGGGTGAAGAAGACACTCCCAACCAAAGCAGAAGCCCTTGCATGGGAAAGACATATCCAAGCAACTGTGCAACGTAATCCGGACTGGATGCCGCCGAAAAAGGATTCACGTCGTTTATCTGAACTTGTCGATCTATGGCATCGACACCACGGTTCCGCCCTAAGAGATGGAGAAAGTAGGAAGAGGATATTGCTGGCGATGTGCAATGCGATGGGGAATCCATTGGCAGAGAAATTCACTCCAGATCAATTCGCAGAATATAGGTTGCGCCGCATCACGGCTGGTCTGACACCCAATACAATGAATCGTGAGCAGGCATACCTTCGCGCTGTATTCAATGAAAATATCCGCCTGGGCCATTGGACAAAAGAGAATCCGCTAACCAAGTTACGCAGCTTCAAGATTCAAGAAAGAGAACTTTCCTATCTCACAACTCAGCAGATCAAAATCCTGCTTGAGGGACTATCCAAAACCACCAACAACGATGTCAATTTAGTCGCAAGAATTTGCTTAGCCACCGGCGCCCGTTGGGGAGAGGCCGAAGGTCTCCGGATATCACAAATCCGCAATGGCGTTATACAGTTCGTGCACACAAAATCGAGCAAAGCACGAGCGGTTCCGATTTCACAAGACCTGGAGACGGAGCTGCGGTCACACTATGAGGCCAATGACCTCGGAGATCGGCTGTTCATGGGGGCTTATGAGGCCTTTCGTGAAGGAGTAAAAATCGCCAAATTGACTTTACCGAAAGGCCAACTGACTCATATATTGCGCCATACGTTCGCTAGTCACTTCGTCATGAACGGTGGCAATATTCTGGCGCTCCAGAAGATCCTAGGTCACCATAGTTTGGCCATGACTATTCGCTATGCACACCTATCTCCGGATCATCTTCAAGAGACAAAACACCTAAATCCGCTAGCCAAGCTAAATCGCTGTTGA